TACATCTTAACTTGGTTTTGTAATTTTCTGTGCGCCACTAACAGACACATTCCCATTATTAAATGTAATATCTTTTGGATTACTAGAAGAATATGTCTGTGGAATATTTCTTAAATTACTTCTATATGTTTTATATTCTTGTTGCTTCTCGCTAGTCAAAGCACTATCAGGCATTACAGTCCAATCAGTATCAGCAAGTAAAAAAGAACGCTCTGTACGAACTCTATCCCAGCTATTGTTATAATCATCGTTTGCTTTATCATCAACTGCTTTCAATGCAGTCCATTTGTCTTTTACTGCTTTGATTTCTTCTGCTGTTGCTGAACGATTTTCACCAGATACTGTTTCGACTTCACCAGAGCTATCATGAATTTGAATTGCATGGATTGATGAATAGTCATTTAACCAAGTATCATCTGAAGGTATTATATACCCAAAACCATCTTTGACTATTGTTTTATCTGATGGAACAAAAGCGTAATGTGTCATTCTAATCTCCTATGAAAACAGATACCAGCCAGTGGCTATGTATTTAGTTGTTGTATAAACTGGATTACCCCGATGCGTATGTGTCCATGACGCTGGAAAATAACAAAGTCTTCCTTTCTTTGGCTGTACTTTCAAACCAAACTCTAAAAACTCTGTTTCTCCTTCACCTTCTGGCACATCGTTTAAATACAATGTCCAAGTAAGAGTTCTATTCATGGCGTGTTGAGTACCAGCTTGTTCTGGATGCCATTGATGAAAACCCCCTTTAGGTTCCGTTCTCTGAACTTTGGTAACAAAAGAACAGTGATTTAGCATATTGAAGCTTGGAAACTTAAGGCCATACTTTGGCGTATACTCCGATAAAATATTGTGTACTTTTTCATGGTAGTCTTGTGAACAACTATTAAAAAAAAGACTTTCATCTTTTCTAAATGCTTCACCTTGATTACTTACAGAACCATCCAAATAACTTACTGTTTCTTTTTGATTATCAATAATATTTTCAAATTCTTGAACAATTTCGTCACATAAATCTGTATAAGGTGTATCAAAATTAGCTATGAAATTTGCATCTAATACTTTTTGACTGTCAAACATTGTTATACCTTAAACTTTAATCATAAATTTAACTGCAACGTATGGCTGAACTACAGAAGTTGCCGAACCAGAAAAGCTACCTGATGGCGTCACCGATGAACCAGAGAAGTTTCCAGTAGGTGTAACTGCGGTTCCAGAAAAACTTGCACTCATATTATGAGAGTGCGCCCCACTTCCACCAGAAGCAGTAGTATTTACATCCTGTTTTCCATCCCCAGCATTGATGTAATATTGAGTAATACCAGTGCTAGATGGATTGCCAGAAACTTGTCCATTTCTCATATACATATTATGGGTATGGGATGGCATGGTACCATTTACAATTGTTGTGTTGCCTGTGCTACCACCAACATTTCCGGCTGGAGTAATAGAACTCATACTGAGGTTCCCAGCCGGAGTGATAGCTCCGATAGTAATAGAGCCACTAGCCGAAACAGTTTCGGCACCTCCAGTTGAGGCTACTGCTTTTGAGCTACTCACTCCTAGCGGTACTTTATCTCTTAAATCTGGAAGATTAAATGTTGATGAGCCATCACCAGCACCATAGTCTGTAGAGATAATTGCAAACAAAGCAGAATAGGTAGACCTTGAAACAGCGGTGCCATCACAGTTTAGATATCCAGATGGGAGTGTGCTATTACTCCAGGGAAGGATAGTTCCAACTTCGATTGCAACAATCCCTGTAAGTGCTGAACCTACAAAGTTATATTTAAGTGCTTCGTATGTAGACATATTATTTCTCCTGTAATAACCAGCCCTGTGTATCCCCAGAGAATACCAGAGCAAATCCAGCTCGTTCTGTAGCCACAGTCATATCACTTGTATCGCCTTGGATCTTCTTGCCGTTTCGAGCTACTGTCAAATTGTTAGTATCAAACGTAGCGTTCAAATCAATAAATCTCACCATGTCTCCAGTAGCTGGACTTGCCGGTAGTGTTGCCGTGACAGCTCCTCCAGAGGTATTTACAAAGTAACCTCGATTTATGCCCACATTGAAAGCTGATGTTTTTGTTTCCCATGTTATTCTTGTAAGAGGAAAGCCACCAGCCGTGCTTCCATCATGCACAACCAATGTTTCTTTATCTGTGTCTACTGTGACTTCTCTCTCAGCACCAGTAAAAGAACTATGTTGGGAAGTTGTGCCACCCCTTAATTTTAAAAGTTTTGCCATTATGCTATACTCCCAAAGTCTATTGTTAAGTTGTCAGTATTGACAGTACCATTTAAGTTGATCTCCCCAGCACCATTAGGAGCGATAGTTATATCTCCATTAGATGCAGACACAATACTTTGACCATTTACGTCAAGATTGCCACCTAGTTGTGGAGATGTATCCACAAGGAGAGAGGTCATTGCACCAGCAACAACTGGTACGAATGTTGAGCCATTATAATAATTAAGAGTATTTGCTGTTGTGTTGAAGTATAGATCTCCAGCATCGAGAGAGCTTGTTGGTGCAGAACTTGCAACTCTGTATCTCTCAGCAAAACTATTGAGGCCCGATATGTTACTAGCTACCGTGGTCACATTGGATGCAATTCCAGCTACACTTGTAACATTCGATGCAATCCCAGCTACAGTAGTTACATTCGATGATATTCCTGCAACTGTGTTGACGTTTGAGATATTTGATCCAACAGTGTTTATATCATTTCCGGAACTTGTTGCAACGCTTTCAGTGATTGAGCCTAAATCTTCCTGAGCAGTTATTTCTCCAGCAACAATATTTATATTATTTTGGCTTGATGCAGAAGGAGCAGTCGCTTGAAATGTGCTACCGTTGTAAGCCCTTAGTTCGTTAGTTGATGTGTTGAAAAACAAATCTCCGGCATCAAGACTTGAGGTAGGTTCAGACGATCCCACTCTGTAGCGTTCAGCAAAGCTGTTTACACCAGTTATATTTGTAGCGACTGTATTTACGTTTGTGATTGACCCTGCAACGGTATTTACGTTTGTAAGACCTCCACCAACTGCATTTACATTTGCAATAGAATTTGCAACCAAAGATATATTGCTGTCAGAAACTGCTATAGAGTTACCCATACCAGACCCATGAACGTAACATACATATGCCAAGCCAGAGCTTGGGGCCGTTGAGGCTATCTGTATCTCGACCTTTCTGTCACCTGATGAACGACCAGCGTTAAAGGAAGTAGTGTTGATGTAGTTTGATCGAGTAGTTGCAGAACCGTTAAGATAATAAGTAACACCCTCCTCATAATCTGAGCCACCATTCTTAAATACTAGAGGATGTCCATCGTTGGTGCTGTCTGTTTGATTGAATATATACTTGTTGCCCCGGAAGACTGATATGGCTGGCTTGTTACTACCATCAAGGGCAAAAACATTACCACTGCCGGTATTGACTACGGTGACGGTGTATGTTTTTTCAAGAGAATTAGAAAGAGCGGTAACATCACTAGCAATATTTGCTACACTTGTAATATTTGCTGATATCGGAGCAAGTGTATTTACATTACTAACAGCCCCTGCAACGGTGTTCAGATTATTTACATTTGAGGTTGTTGCCATTGTGTTGAGGTCAGATACAAAGTCTGATGTAGCAAGTAAGGCAAGGTCAGCAACAATGTCTGATGTTGCTAAAGTGTTTATATCTGACACTATGTCACTTGTGGCAAGAGTGTTTAGATCCGAGACTATATCAGAAGTAGCAAGGGTATTGATGTCCGACACTATGTCACTCGTTGCTAAGGTGTTGAGATCCGCTACAATATCTGAGGTAGCTAGTAAGTTTATGTCATTGATGACATCAGTTACAGCAAGAGTATTCATGTCAGCTATAACATCAGCATTTGCCAAGAGGGCCATATCAGCAATGACATCTGTTGTTGCTAGTAGAGACATATCTGTAATGACGGCTGACTGAGCAAGGGCATTTACGTTTGATATGTTCGATGCCACGGTCGTAACATTACTGCTCACTCCGGCCACGGTTGTTACGTTTGCTTGTATTCCGGCCACGGTTTGTATCGCATTTGTAGCGTCTGTGCCATCCTCTATATCAGCGAGTGTTGCTATATCCCCAGAGATCCCGGCAAGTGTGTTACCGTCTGCAACTGTGAAAGTAGCCTCTGGGTTACCGGTAGATGAGTTGAACCCCAGGAGTTTGCCAAGTCGGGAGCTTTTGGCTGGCAGTATAAAGTTAGCCCCCGAAATGGTATCATGCTCAGGCACTAATAAAGCTCTGTCCAGTCTCTGATCGTGCTGTTGATGGTGCATGAACTGATTGTTGAACTCTGTCTCCAGAGCATCGGCAGTCAAGGTTCCTCCGGTCGTAAACTGTGATGTTCGTGAAATAGGAATGTTCGACATAATGGTTATGGTTTGTGAATTTGTCGGAAAGTTCCCGGAGGTAAAACTTATAGACCCAGATCCATCTGAATTAAGCGACACTGTGTAATGTGTGGTAAGGGTCTTGACTGTAGTGTCTACATAGACTTTGATCTCTGAGGTTGCATTTACCTGGAATGAGAAACTGAACGGCCCAGCATCCGCAGGGTTGTTGCCGTTATATTGTACTCTCCGATCCTGTGCATTTATGTTTGTCATTCTAAAAGCCCCTTCTAGGTTTTATATCATTGAATGTCCGGATTGTCACGAGCAAACAAACTGCCCAGTCTTCCGGAACTAAATAACTTTTCTCTAGCTCCATCTCGCCTATCATTCAGAATATCTTCAAGATATTGGTACTTACCTTCGTTATCTAACTTAAGATATTGCTTACTTTTGATTGCGTTTGTAAGAGAAGGAAGTAAAGCCTCTTTGACTTTGTAGTTTGCTTCGCCCGGCATACGTCCTTCACTATCCACTGTGTTTACAAAGCCAACAAAATCTAAATATTCTTCCGCTGTAAGCATATAACCTCGCATCTTTCTCTTATGATTTGAGAATTTGCCGTAGCCTCCAACTGCTAGTCTTATCAATTCTTGATCAAGTGGTGTAAACTTTCCCGACTGTATTTTTATAGGATTGAACATTGCAAGTTTCTCTCCGGGTATTTTGAAACCTAAATTTTTAAATCCTACATCTAGATCTTCCAAGTTCTCCCTAGACACTTGTCTTACTGGCTCATTCCAAAAATTGACTGATGAGTAAGTTTGATTGCTAAACAAAGCATTTCTTGAACGGTGCTTATTCATAACCTCATATACTGCTCTAATCATAACAGGAACGTCCTCTAATCTATCTGTATTTAAACTAGCTAGTTGTTCATTCGTAAGCATATTTAGAGATGCATCTGGATTTTGTATTCTTTCAAGAGTTGCGTGAAAGCTGTTTGACCCTACAAAAGGATAATTACCACCTTCTTCAGCAAAGTAGTAACCTATGCCACCCAGATTGCTTGACGCTGACAGAGAGGCATCTGTAATTCTTGTTGCTAGAAATCGTTGTATTCTTTCAAGCTTTTTCTCGCCAGTGTTATGTCTGTCGGCTAAGAGCGTTCCTATTTCTGATAGACCCTGCATAAACGGTATGTTTGCAGAGTACTCTGAAACAGCAAGAGTAAAAGCATTTAGTAATGCCTCCCCGGCCTCAGCATCATCGCTATATGAGAGAAAGTTAGAAACATCGGCTGAGGCGGTCAGTAGCATAGAAAGAGGGTCAAACCGTGCAAATGATACAAACTTGTATGATCCATCCTGCATTTTGAAACCAATAGACGAGGGCGGTACGTTTGCTCCTTTGTTTACAATGTCTTTGAATTGATATCCTGTCACTGGCCCGGTGCCGGTAATGATAACATCATCTCCATAGTACCCATGTGCCAAGGCCAGCATTGTTCCGCCTATACCCCATCCAACAACCAGTTTTGCTAGTGCCTCATCAAAGTCTCTACCTCTACCCTCCATCAATGCTTTTGGAGCAGAAAAGACGTTGAGAGATCTATCATAAGTTTGTTTAAAAATATTGGTAGGTGTTTTGAAAAAAGGTAGCCCCAGCACCTTCATAACGTCATTGTTTATAAGAAAGTTTGCTCCGTTAGCGAAACCACTTCCTTGGACAGGACTTTGGAATGTTTCATCCAACGCTGTTTTTTCCATAAGCTTTACAACATCTTTACTAGGTTCCTCTAAGACCCTTTGGTATACCCTTGCCCCATATTCTTCCGCTGAAAGCTCACCTTCAATCAAGTTACCCTCACCGTCAAACACTGGTTTCTTCATATCTTCTGTACGTTTGAGAGGGATGCCAACATCAACTCTTTGTTGTATTTCTAACAATGATGCTTTGAATGCCTCTTGATATTGAACTCGTCTTTTAATCATTACCTTGAAGTACTCGTCCTCCACAGCTAGAAATCGACCGCTCATCGTATTTATAACACCCATTGAGTTTAGAAAAAAACTACCCCAGTTTCCCTCTGATGCCTCTTGTAATATTTTACTAATGTCTCTTGTAGTACCTATACCAATTCTACTTTCATCTATATCAAGCTTACTCATTAGGTCACCACTTCTACCAGTTATGAAAGTTTTGCCGGCAAGTGTTAAGGCATCTTTCTGGGCCATAAGTGAGCCGTGTATAAAAGCCTTTGCCTCAACAGCATATACTCTATCTGCCGGATCCATCTTGACCCCAGCCAGTTCCATAACCCCTTGCCTTGCTTTACCTATCATTGAGGCAACCCCTGTCTCAAGAAGTCGAGAGGCTTGGAAAGCACCATTACCAGCCATGTTGACGGTGTGAGTTACAGGAGAGGACAACAATGCATTGATGTAACTTTCCATAAATATATTACGACTTCTATTGAGAGTTCTTGATATGAGATCTGTATATTTAGCCCGGTCAGCAAAATTAAGAGCAACAAGATTTTTCATATGAAATCTAATATTTTTTACTCTTGTCTCTGGATCGCTATCTCTAAGCGGAGAGTACGATCTAATAAACTCATCCATCTTTTTATTTATGTTTTCTTTGTCAACTTTTAAGAACTTGTCTAGATGAGATACATAGGACAACCCTCGTCCGTATTCGGAGACAGTGCCACCAATGCTAGCAGACATATAAGTATATATTTGACCAAGGGCCTCTACTTTGAGCATTGCCTCTTCTAGTTCAGCTACATTTGCAGGATCTATTGCTAGAGCTTTTTCTGCTCCATAAGCCATCTCTTTAACAAGCCTATACAACACTACCATACCACCACCAACTTGCTCTGGTCGTAGTAGCTCTCCGGGTTTTCTTTTGAGAAATCTTCTTGCTAAGTTGTCAAATCCAGCCTCACTAGCGAGTTGTATGGCTTCATCTACAGAGATACCGGAGTTGTCTCCTACTGACCTTCTTTGTTTGTTAAAAAGGTCTTTGTTGTTTTCTTTTGCTTGTTGCAGAAGGTTCTTGGCCGTTACGGCAATGCTGTCAAACTCTGACAACTGTTTATCAAACAGCTCACCTATTCTTGTTACATTAAGACCACCCTTCATGCCGACACCTTCAAACGCTTGCGTCATAGCAAGAAGATCATCTTGTGTCTGCCCTTTCAGTTCTGGCATTACTACATTCTGTTTTATGACTGTTGGCTCTTCGGGAACTTGGTCTGCGTAGTATTGGGCCTCTTTGTCATCAGCAAACTTATCTAGATACTCACCGCTTTTTTTTAAGAAGTTTCTGAAATAGCTCATTTGTTTTCCTCAAGGTCTGCAAGTGCTTTTGTTTGTATCTTTTGTGCCTCATCATAGTCAGTGAATATAGGCAACTCATCTATCTTTACACCACCAAAGTAATTAGGATCGTATACAAAGAAAACTAAATCAGGCTCGCCATTGTTGTACTCAGCAAAGGTTTCTTTGTTCCAGCCATCTGGTGCTTGTGTATCATCCCACTTTACTCTGGACACTGGACGAAAGCCAAGAGTTTCATAAATTCTAGGTAACATTGTATTGAATGCATCTAGCTTTTTACCACCTTGCTCCACGGCAAGCTGTATCATTGCATAAGAAGTTTTTGGAGGAGCGTTAGCACCTTGGAACACACCTATTATATCCCCATCAGGTTTTATAGCAAACCCACCGCCAAACTCTGTCCGATATAATTTAGCGTCTAGAAGATTATCTGGGTCTTGTATTGTCACTTGTTTTCCGTAAGGATGGTCAACCATAGCGGAGGCCATGTCGGAACTAAATGAATTAGCTGATGTTTTTGGATCTACTTGATTTACTACCGGTATATTTAGACCGGCTGTGTTGTAACGAGATAAAACTTCTGGGTTAGGTTGAAAGGTTAAAAGCCCAGATCGTCCATCATCTGTTTCGCTTTCTCTGGTGTAAGGCCCGGATGATCCTCCATCGCCCTCTGGATTATTGAGTTGCTGAAGTCTTCTGTTGTCTCTGACGGTGCGTTGTCTTGCACTGACACCTCTGAACCCTTCTGGGCTAACTGTTCCCTGTTCAATCGCAACTTTGTCTTCATCGCTTGCGAGAATTCCAAATCCTTCTTGTTCATTTATTTTACCCACTCCTTCCGAAAACGTCTCTGGATATGTAGGCACACCTAGGTCGTTTTGCAAGGTCTGCTCTCGGAACCAGAGTATCGCTTGAGCATCTTGCTCTGTCAAGTTTAAATCTGCTAAGGCTGGATCTGCTATTATATCCTTCACTAACTGATCCATAATAAGTCTTTCGCTTTGATTTCTTGGTTGTCCTAGCTCAACCATCTTTTCTGTGCCTTTTTTCTTATCAACACTTTTTACGAGGTTGTCACCAAAAGTTCCCTCACTTCGTCTTATAGTTCGTACAAACCACCTATCTTTTGTTGTGGAAGGATAGCCGTTTATATTCAGAGCAAACTTACCAGCTTTGTCACCAAGTATATTCATACCTAAGTGCAGACTATCGGCTGTTCCGCTCATACCGGCTGGGCCACTCTTGAAACCGGCCTCTAGTCTTAACTTTGTCAGCTCACCTTTAGTTTTTGGTGATAGCATAAAGTCAGCAAAGCCCTCTTCCCCAAACTTATCGAGTAAGAACTGAAGCATCTTCAATCCACCAGGATATCCATACTGACCAAAGCCAGGATTTTTAATCCCCTCTACTTGTCCTCCAGGCTTGATTGCCTCTGTACTAAACTTACCGGTTCTGGCCCATTTCAGATATTGAGCTAATCCTGCTTTTGTATTTTGTGCAACCTTTGGGCCGGGAGAGGTGGCTCCTAAGATAGCTGATAGTATAACTCTATGTGTTTCATCTTCACCTAATTTTTCAAACCCTGGTGTTTTGGAAAGAAGGTTAAATGTTTTGAGAACATCAGCGTCATACCAACCTTTTCCAGAGACTTCTTTTTTCACTTGTTGCTGTATAGATTGTACTAGCTCACCTTTTACTGTGTTGTAGTCATCTGGGTTTTCTATGTTTAATTTTCTACCATGCTTTTTGATTGCAAGATTATCGTAAAACTTGTGCAAATCTTCGGTCAATATTTTTGGGTTTTCTTTGTCTTTGACTTCTGGGTTTCGTGTAAGAGCTATTTCTTTTATTTTATTTTTATAATCAGGCTCTACGCTTTCTATTGTGTCCTTTATGTATGGATCTATCTCAGGTATATCATCAATTTTTTTTGGGTTCACAACTTCATCAAGAGCTTTGGTACCTTCAGCAAGTATCTTAGGTATGTCTGTTGTTCCAAGAGTAGTACCGCCACGATTTTTATCTAGAAACTCTCTTGCTGTATCGCCAAGAGTTGATATACCTCCTTTAAGTTCTTCCTTAATACTGTCTAGCCTTGGGCTGTTCTTAATATACTTGTAGAGAGTGCCAACGCTCCTAACAGCTTTGTCTAACCCTTCACCGATGAGGCCACCGGCAAAAATATTCTCTGGAGCTTTCTGTAATTTTTGCATAAAGATAGACGCATCTTCATCAGAGGCAAGCCCTTCTAATATAGCTTTGGTGATAGCGTTATCTGGAGCAAGCATATCAATACCCATAGCAAGTAAGCCTTGCTCTTCTGCCGGAACAGCTATAGCCTCGGCTGTACCAAACCCTAAGACATTAGATATAAATCTGTTTGTAACTCCAGCACTTCTGGCAACACTT